GTTCGCGCGCCAATTCGGCAAGGCTATCACACAAGCTTGCATCCGGGCCGCCGCTGCTAGATTGCCGGCAGACCCCGAGATGCTCATTCCAGACGATCAGTGCGCAACGGATTGGCCGTTCGCACCCACGAGGTCCGTCGTCCGTGTCACGCCGCGGTACGTTTCTGAGTGGCATGACGGCGTCGACGCCGTCATCGAATACTCCATGGTTCGGGATGGATGCAATTGCATGGAGTGTGCCGTCCGGGCAAGTCACTCACGCTGCATTGCGAACATACCACTGGACGACATGGACATCGGACCCGTTGAAGATCTTGACACGTTAATGAGTTTTTTCAGTGAACACAATTGCGATCGACCGGACGCGGTCATTAAGAAGGTTACATTTCAAACGCCGCCAGATCAGACCGCCGACGCACCAAATGAGGGCGGTCAAGGCAGCCAGGTGGCCGCGCAGGTCGCCTCAACTCCGCAAGTGGTTGTCGAGGGTGGCACGCAGCCGCCTGACGCGCCAGCAGCTGGACCGACGTTCGTTTTCGACGCGGTTCCCGCGGGGTGCTACAGCGATAAGGCGGCGTGTACAGCAGCCGGCACACATTCAAAAGCCATCGAAACGTATCAATCACTACCTTTCAGTGAACGCCTCAAGGTGGATCCGGAGATCCGTGACCAGATCCTCGCGGCGATCGACGCACAGCAGAAACGCAAAGGAAGCGGTCTGGACATGGCGGAGGTAGCTAGGTTAAGATACTCTTTTGGCGAGAAGGTGCTCGGCTATTGCCTCGGCAGTCCACACCTGCTAGAGCTGTACGACAAGTTAGAAAAACAGCGGAACCCGTACACTGTCGTCTCTTTCGCGAACAGGGAGATCAAGGCAAACAAGCAGCTGAAACGAGCGTTGCGCGACGAGGCACGTGCACTGAAAGAGGCACGCCTGATGAGCGATGAAGAGGCGATCAAGTACTGCGGTGTGCAGTATCAGGGTCGAGCGCTCCTACCGGCCATAAAGTCTAAGCTGCACATCGCCGACGGCATGTCGGCAAAGAATGAGATGGCAGCCGCTTGTGGACGACATTTCAGCCGGGTGGACTCGAGCCCGTTGTCGCCAGTGCGCCGTGCCAGGATTCAGCACGTTTCGAAACAGTTTGCCGCATGGATCTGCCGCAACACCGGAGGGTGTGACATCGGCTCATTGCAAGGTCAGCTTCCAAAAAGCTGGACCGACGAGCGCATCCGGAACGCGTTGACCAAGGCTGCGGACGTGGGGTACATGGCGAAAACCACTACTGGAAAGTTTTTCGTCAAAAACAACGAGGCATTGCAGAAGATCAAACCCCGCGGCATATCGAGCGTAGACGACCACATCGTCATTGGACACGCATGTTTCCTGCTGCAAGTGGAAGAGGCCATGTCGCGCAAGAACGTTGCTGAGACTTCTGGTAAGTTCACGGACTACTTCCTGAAGCGCACCATCAAGAAGGCAACTAACGCACAGCTCTCGGCACGTTTCGCTGACCACGTGACGCGTATCGCTGAGCACACTGCGAAGCGCAGGGGCGTCGATGAGCCCGAGGAAGCCGACATGCCGCTGAGTCAGTCGATTGATTTCGGTCAGTGGGATGCACGCGTCCGCCAACATCTTCGCGAGTGCGAGGCAATCCTCTACCAAGAGCTGTTCTGGTGTTTGGAGAAGAGGACGGACAGTGAGCACACGGCACTTTTCCACCGCATGGCCGAAAGGCTGTGTCTTCAGGGGAATTTCATCGTGCTCGGCACGTCAGACTTCGGGCGCCAGAG